CGGGGCTCTAACACTACTTCGCTGCCTATTACTTCTTCAATGAAGATTTTTACAGCGTTAATACTTATGAATATGCTTGGCGAAAATCCAACTCTACCATCTGGCCATTTTATATTACCATGCATAATACCTATGTTTACACCAACTAAATCACCGTATTTATTATAAGCTCCACCACCAGACATACCACTAATTAAAGTTGCGTCTGATGCAGAATATACACAGTTATCAACTGGATTAAGTATCTCACCAATATAAGTACCTTTATGTGATGAAATAGAAAGACCCAAGGGGTAACCCACATGGTAGACTTCTTCATTTTCAAGTATATAGCCTAGTTTTGATTTTTTTGATTCACCTGAGCTATCTCTAAATAAAGCAAAATCACAGAAGGGATGAAAGTACGCTTCCTCTTTTGATATTAACCATCTGTTATGAGCCGCTGTTACACGCCACTCATCATTGTATTTTGCTGATGAACCTATTAAAGATACTACATAGGGCATACCTACAAAAATTTTTTTATTTTCACTAAGTACGTGTTCTGGAGTTTCTAATGCTATGCCTTCATAAAAGCCATTCGCTACACAGCCTGCTAGTAGCAGTACCAACGATACTATTAAAAACCTCTTCATGGGAGAGGAAGTCTTTAACGACGTGGTTTTTTAGGCAATTCTTTTTCTTTAAGCCTTCTTTGTACTCTCAATTTCCCTTCCATCTTTGCCCTTCTTCTACGCGCAGACGGCTTTTCGTAGAACTGTTTTTCTCGATAAGTTTGTAAAATACCGTCGTTATCTACACTTCTTTTAAATTTAGAGATTGCTCTCTCAACATTATTATTCTTTACTTCCACTGTCGCCACTTTTTAAATTTGTCATTATTCTACTTAGCCTATTGGCTAACCCTAGTTGATTATCAACCAAAACTTCTGTGAATTTTATAACCCACGCCATATCGTATATAAATTGTGCATCATATACATTGAATCCTTGTTCTTCTGCAAAGTTAACATAGTTTAGTGCCATGTTCTCTACAATTTCTTGTGATCTTTTTTGTCGAGTATAGTACTCTCCTGGAAATTCTATCACGTTGTCATCCATTCATTTTCTCCTAGTGGAATCAAAAGTCCATCCACGCTTCCTCAAATATCTTACTTGGTTTCGCACTGCTTCAACAGTTCTATCTAAGTGTGAGGCGCATTCAATAACAGTACGTTTTCCATAGTTATCTTTTAACCATACCTTCTCCTCATGACTCCAACCTTTAGACATATTCTCTTTCTTTAATTTATATTAGCGAATATTATCCCACAATAGAAGATAAAAGTCAAGTACTATTTTTAAGCATGCTATTGTGATTCCTTCTCTCACCATAGGAAAAAATAGTACTTGACAAAATGTCAAAATGCGAGTATAATACATATAAATCGTACTAATAAGGATTTAACTATGGACCACATAGATTTTGCTTACTTTATAATCTTGTTCGCATTTACATATGCAGGCTACTACTGCGGCCGCAAAGACGGCATAGCAGGTGCCCTGGATTGGTTGGAGGAGGAGGGAGGGATTGAGTTCTCTGATGATGAGGAGTAAAAAAATAGTCCTTGACATTTGCTTACTGATTTTGATATAATATATCAAAATGTAGAAAGAATGAAGTTTTTACATCGTGTTGGCTCTGGCTACAGCACGTTAAATAAACCAGCCTTATTGTGTCCGGCGTAAGATGAGCTGCGACTGCAGCGGGAGGGCTGGCCGTAAGTAAGTACTTACACTCCACCGACGAGTACTGCTTACATGGGATTTTACGTTGACAATTGAAACATAAACCGCGAATACCGCAAGGGTTCGCAATGCGCTTACCGTAAGGAAGCAAAGGAGAAGAAGATGGTTACTATAAGAAATCTTGCTATGCAAGACTTTGATAGAATGTGGGTTGGTTTTGACCAACTAAGAAGCAGAATGGATGGATGGCAACTCCAACCGGACTACCCGAGATATAATGTAGTCCGAACAGGAGATGAGAACTATCTCATAGAGATGGATCTCGCCGGATGGAATAAAAAAGACATAAAATTAGTTCACTCAAAAAAAGAGGGGACACTGAGAATAAATGGGGACAAACAAGCACCTCGTGAAGGCAAAGCTGACGCTTACCTACATAGGGGAATAAGTGGAAAATCCTTTAGCAAGGAATTCCAATTGGCAGAGCACATTGTAGTAGATGATGCTCAATTTGAAGATGGCTTACTAAGAATTGAATTAAAATTAAAGCTACCGGAAGATCAAAAGCCTCTAGAGATAAGAATAAATTAATCCCTATATGAAAGAAGTGAAACCGATTGAAAAGCTTCGGGGGCGTTTTTCACGCCCCCGATTTTATAAAGCGAAAAATAAAATGATTATAAGCAATACAGGGGTAGAATTACTTACACATTTTGAAGGTCTCGAATTAGAGGCTTATCAAGATTCGGTGGGCGTGTGGACAATAGGATATGGACATACCAAAGGAGTATTTCCAGGTATGAAAATAACTAAGTCTCAGGCAGCTAATATGTTAAAATCAGAATTAAATGAGTATCAAGGCTATATTACTGATATGGTTAAAGTTCAACTATCTCAGTGCCAATACGATGCTCTAGTATGCTGGGTCTATAATCTTGGGCCTACTAATTTAAGAAGTAGTACCCTTTTGAAAGTATTAAATCAAAGAGATAAGTTTCTTGTGCCAGAACAAATTCGTAGATGGAACAAGGCAGGAGGTAAGGTACTAAAAGGATTAGTAAGGCGTAGAGAAGCAGAAGCTCTCTTGTTCGCTGGAAAAGATTGGACCACCTATAAAGACAACGAGGTTTAAATGCATTTTGTTTATATATTTGTTATAATAGGCATAGTAGCTGGAGGAGCTTATAAGGTATTTAATGATCAAATGATACGCATGGAGTTTCTAGCAGCAGAGAAAGCAGCCCTGGAAGTCCAAGCGCAAGAACAGGAAGCTGCGCTTCAAGCACTTGAAGCTTCTCTTACTTTACAAAGAGAGGCAACCAGGGACATGGAGGAACATGCTTCTCAGATACAAGAACAAATGGATGGGTATCTAAAAATTTTTAAAGACCACGACCTCACAAGGTTAGCAAGAGCTAAGCCTGGTATGATAGCCCCGAGAGCAAATAAGCAAACCGATGCAGTATTTACGGAAATAGAAAATGACACCAAGAAACCTGACATTAGTGCTGATACTACTACTGACGACAGCGTGCGCGACAACAACTCCTAGAGAAGTTAAGATAATAACAAAGCCTGTCGAAATAGAAATATTTCAGCCCGAATTACCAGATGCCATTAAGCTAGAGCGTCCTAAGTGGTATGTGGTAAATCGTAAGAATTTGGAAGGATTCTTAGAAGAACTCGAAAAAATACAAGGCGATAGCCCTGTATTTTTTGCTTTTACTCCCCAGGATTATGAGAAAATGTCTTATAATCTGCAGGAGGTCCGCAGGTACATCCTGCAACAAAAAGAGGTAATAATTTATTACCAACGAGTAACACAGCCTCAGAGTTGGGATGAGAAGAATGACTCAGCAAGAAGTCAAAGTCTTAAACCTAGTGAAGAGACTATAATAGAAGAACAAGATCGCGATAGCTTCAGCCTCAAAAGGTTGAACCCATTCAGATCGGAATGAGGAGGAAAATATGCAAAAACTAATGCTCGGCTTAGCCGCAGTAGTATTCAGTGCATCTGCAGGTGCAAGTGATATAGACTTTAGTGGTTCAGCAGGTGTTGCATCGGACTATATTTGGAGAGGCATTACCAAAAGTAATGGAGATCCAATCTTTCTAGCATCAGCTCGTGTTGATCTAAAAAGTGGTGCGTATGGAAACGTTAATTTCTTTTATGGAGTTGATTTTCCCGCTGCAACTGAAGAAGATATGGAACTTGATTATACTATAGGGTTCGCTAAAGATGTGGGTGGAATGTTTGGCTTAGATGTAGGCTATACACGACATACTTATGTTGGGGATGAACTAGGACTTGTTGGAGATGATGCAGTAGGTGAATTACATGCCGCTATCTCAAAAGGACCAGCGAGTGTAACAGCATATCGAGTAGTTGGTGAGGACTTTGGCAAAGACCCCTACATTGTAGGTAGTCTAAGTGCTACGGAACTTATCAAGAAAGATCTGCCCGTTGATGTATCAGTGTTCTACGGAACGCAGTTACCCAGCGATGATGAAGAAAGAGTTAATGATTACGGAATGGTAACTTCTGTCAAATTCAAAGAGTGGGGAAACTTAAACTATAAGCTTTCCAAGCATTCTGAAGATGATGAACTAACTCATACTGTAGGATTCACTGTTAACTTTTAGTTAATAAGCAAACGGTAGGGGGTGTCATTGCCAAAGATACCTTAACCGTGCCGGGCACCCTTAGGACGCCCTGCCGTCACTGCTAAAAGGAGATGAAATGGAAGTAGCAAACAAGGAAGTAGCTAGTAAATTTAAGTATGTTACTGATAAAGTGAAGTACGGTTTCTTTGAAACCTGGTCAGTTATGGATACTTCTAGAACCGTTTGGGAAGGAGATTGTGAAGATTATTCCCTGACTGTTTTATGGCTTATGTCAAATGAAAAAAGAAGTACATTTCTTTTTAACATTTTACTTCATCCAGACTATGGTATGTATTTTGTGAAGTATTTACCTACTGGAGAAGGACATGCAGTACTAACATATAAAGATAAGTACTGTGATAACATTCAGAAAGAATGGTTTACTAAACAGGATGAAGCGTATGAACACTATGATTGGAAGTGGCCCATTTTTGGCCCTATAATATGTATCAATCTATTGTTAGGAAGGATTATTAAGAGAGTGGTTAGGTGAAAAAACGTTTAGAAGATATGACTGGGGAAGAACAGTATAATGAACTTTGTAGGGTGTTTGCGTATCTTCCTAACCATGAAACACACCCTATACAATTTGCTTGGCACGTAAGACTTTATAAATATTACCGTGCTAGGCAGGAGAAATATTGAAAGTCCTTACAAAGGGCTGTGGGCGATTGAACCGTTGCAGCAAGGTAGCACACAGTCGGAAAAAGCTATAAAAATGGCAGCGTGGATTAGCACAGCTAATAAGCCCGTACTTGATAAGGATGGAGCTTTGAGAGGATTTACTGAAGACCATCCAATTTACAAAGGTAAGTTTTGGATTTATGAGGAGAAGAGGCTTGCGTCATATGACGAGTGGAGAAACTTTTATGAAAGGCAAGCTAATGAAAAACAAGGATAACTCAGTACTAAAACTAGTGGCAATAATTTTAATTTGTACTGTCTTTTTAGTATACGGAATAGAGGTGCTATAATGTATTGGTTTGTATTAAAATCTATCATGGGATCTATAATTGGTAGTAGCTTTTATCAATGGTGGCAAGGTACTACAATGGGTATCTGGTTTCAAAAGCATGTAGATACTTTTATGCAGTACTTAGCTGTTAAGTTTGATATAGAAATAGCCAAAAAGGATGCTAAATTCAGAAAACAGTATCCGTTAATAGCCGATAGGTTAGCAAATCTAACAGCACTGGCACACCCCTGGAACCCTGATGCTCAAGGTGAGATTACAGATCTCAAGAATAGAGTAGCAGCTTTAGAAGGCAGAACAGCTACTACTAAAATTGGTACGACGGATATGTGGGAGCATAGCTGCTACCAGTTAAAAGATATAATATCCACTGCTAAAGGTGAAGAGTGCAACTGGTGCGGAGCGACAGAAACAAACGAATGAGTTTAGATATAACTAAAGTGCTGACTGCTATGCAGACCAGCGTTGTAAAAATAGTATTTGACGACGGATACCTTAAAGGAACACTAGACCCTGAGGTTATTGGATCAGCATGGAAGTTTAATCAAAATCCTAGTAGTGACGAAATTGTAGTGTGGGATATTTATGAAAGAACTTGGAGCACCTTCCGAGTGGATGCTGTACGTAGCGTACAGTATAGAATAGGAGGTTGATATGGTGGATTGGATCAAAGACAGAATTGGAGAAAGAACGTCCTTAGACGGATTAACTCTAATAGTAATTTGTGGTTCCATAATTCTATTTGGTGGCATAGCTAAACTTGTAGCATGGGCCGGGCTAGCATGGGGTATTTGGACCATGTTTAAAAAAGAGAGCTAAATGGCTGATGAAGTAGTAACCAGGAAAGTAAATCTCGAAGTAGATATTAGTGGTTCAAGTAGCCCTATAAGTGTTAATAGATTTCAGAAATGGATTGAAGCAGCGCAAGCAGTAGATAGCTGGAGAATCTTTCCAAGAGCCTTCCTTACTACTTATATCGTACTATTATATAAAGTGACAGTATGGTTTATGAGCCTCGAAGCTCCTTCATTGGAGCAATCGGGGCTTGTTTCCATAGTAGTTGGAGCAGGGGCAGCATGGTTTGGACTCTATGCTGGAACAAGTGGACCGAGGGCAAGTAAAGGCGATAAATAAATGGATCTATACATAAGTCCAAAATTGTTTCCAGAGTTACTCTGCGATACATTGCTATGGAAAGCTTACCACCATCATGTACCAATGGCCGGACTTATTGGGAATGCGGAGGAAGGGGGCCTCAGATCTTCAGAAACACGATGGTTACGTAGAGGTGAGCTTTGGGATGATTTATTCAGTTTATTAGAACAAACTGTAGCACAAATAGGTTGGGAAATCTTTCAATTAAAAGATTTACATTTAGAGCCTATTCAGTTCACTACCTATATGCCGGGATGTTATTATGGTTGGCATAGTGATTGGTCTAAAGAAAAAGAACGTCGTTTAAGTTTTAGTATCCAACTAGATGATTTAGACGCTTATACAGGTGGAGACCTACGATTTCAAGAACTACCTATGAAGGACAATCAACGTCTTAAAGGTACTTTTTTTCTATTTAAATCCGAAATACTACACCAAGTAACTCCCGTTACCAAAGGAACTCGGCATTCTTTAGTGGGGTGGTTTAAATAGTTCTTGACATTTTCCTTAATTTTTGCGATAATATTCTTCACTGATAAAAGAAAAACTTATGCGTACCGCTATAGTAAACGAACGTCAATCTAGAGATGCAAAAGAGTGGTGTAGTCATACTTTTGTTATAGGGTACAAAGAAGTTCAACTAAGACTAACTAATGAACTCATGGTGTTCTTAGATCTAGAGGAGTATGATAGGATAGAAGTTATAGATAATGACGACGGTACATTAACCGTGAGGAAAGAGGAATAATTATGGCATATTCAGAGCAAGTAATGGATCACTATACTAATCCCCGTAATGTGGGTAAGCTAGATAGATTCAGTGATAGTGTGGGTACTGGCATGGTTGGTGCTCCCGCTTGTGGTGACGTAATGCAACTTCAAATAGAAGTAAGTGAAAAAGGAATTATTAAAGATGCTAAGTTCAAAACTTATGGATGTGGATCAGCTATTGCTAGCTCCTCCTTACTCACAGAGTGGGTTAAAGGAAGAAATCTCGACGATGCTAACAGTATTCGTAATACAGATATCGCTGATGAGCTTGCTTTGCCTCCTGTTAAAATTCACTGTTCTGTCCTAGCAGAGGATGCAATTAAAGCGGCAGTTAAAGACTATCGTACTAAACGGGCGGCCAGAAATTGATATTAGTCTGACAGCCTTAGCCGCAGAACACTCTTTAAATTATTTAAAGGAAAGAGGGAGAGGTATCGGCATAAGAATAGCTGTAAAAACAACAGGGTGTTCAGGTTTAATGTACGTTATTGAACCAGTAGATACACCTCAACTAGAGGATATTAAGTATGAAAGTAATGGAGTACAAATATATGTTGACCCAAAAAGTTTGGTTTATGTTAAGGGAACCCAAATGGATTATGTTAAGAAAGAACTTAATGAGGGGTTTGAATTTAAAAATCCAAATGTTAAAGCAGCATGTGGCTGCGGTGAAAGTTTTAATATTTAAAGAGATAGCAGCAATTTATGTAGACTTAGTGGATATACTAAAGGATAAATATAATGAAAAGTATTTGGAGATTATGGGCAAAATCCCTAGGAGACAAAGCGTCCGATAACAGTAAAGACGCTGATGTAGTGGCATTGTTTAGAACTGCAATAGTATTATTAAATATGATTACTTGCTTAGTAATCATATTTAATGTATATCACAATTGGTAAGGAAAAAATAAATGAGGCACCCCGTAGACTTACATAGCTATAGAGACTTTGTACTAGATGTTACATCAGAACCTAGTTTAAGTAATGAAGCTTTCAAAAATAGACTAGCTGAACTAGAGTGGGATAACCCTGTTGAGATAAATTGGCCAGAGCTTATTACAGCAGCTATAGGCATACAAGCTGAAACAGGAGAGTTTTCAGAAGTAGTAAAGAAGTGTATTTTT